AATTGCGTCCTCGTCGTTGTAGGGGCCTTTACGCCTAAATATATCCTCATCATCGCCGTATATATCGCGTGAGTTTTTTGGGTCTTCTCCGGGGGGGCCGTAGTAGGCTGGGGCAACTAGGTCACCTTCGGCATATCCAACCGCGCCGCCTTCAGCCCCATAAGCCGTTGAGTAAGAACCGGGGCCAAAGGAGCCGCTGCTGTATAGCCCGGTGGCTGGGTCGTACTGCGGTTGGTTATACGAAGTCTTGTAGTACATTGGTGGTTTAATGGGTGGGGGAACAAACTTGTTAGGGGTCAACGCGGAGGAAATCATCGGTGCCGCAAGTCCCACGCCCTTCATAGTTGCCGCTATCCCACCACCAAGCCCCGTTGCTTGTTTTGTAGCCGAGTCTTTTGCCGATTGCCCGATAAAGTTAGAGTAGTTTTGCCCAACGTTGTCCGCACCGGGCATTAGACCCTGTAGACCTGCCCCTATGTTGTTTTGGGCTAGGATGGCTTTACCCGCATCGGTTGCTTTAAACGCAGTAAGGTCAGCGGGGGATAGATTAAGTTGGCTTGGATTGGCCCTAAGAAAACTTTCGTATGCTGTTTTGTCTGGAAAAACAGATTGGTCTGCTAACGGGTTAAATGCGTTAAGCATGTCGGTTCTTTTACCTAGTTCCGCAGCCGTATTTAACTCAGATGCCGTTCCAGCCGCTGACAAACCTTCACCAACACTACCCATGCCGTACCCGCTGATACCGCCCGTGATGGCACCCATGAGAGGGCTTTGTTTGTTAGTTAAATACCCCGTAGCCGCTCCTGCTCCTGCACCAAGCAACGCTACCGTTGACGCCCCCATGGTTGCAGGTGCAAGAGCAATCGCTGCTGCCGAGGCAAGCATAGGCAACATGGAACTCAGGAACCCAGCCTCTGGCAGTCCGGTCTGTGGGTTAATCGTAAGGGAGCCGCCAGCAGACATAGCAAGCTTCTGCAACCCCTGTACTTCACCGGGGGTCATGTGGACAAGCATGGAGTCGTTGTTGCGACCCAGAGAAGCAAGACCTTGGGCTTGGGATTGGTACATACTTACCTCGCTTTTTTCAATATTATCACGCAGTTAAAGCGGATACAAAGGTCATTGTGGCTATGACAGAAGCCGTTGTTGGGCGGGTTGGGCTGGTTCCGGCTACGGCAGACAAAATACTAATATCTGCGCTATCGGCAGACCGCCAAATTTCAACGTAATCATCGGCAACCAGTGACAAAAAATAGCTTCCAGTCGCTAGTGCATACTGAGTTCCCAGCGGAACCGTAACGAAGCTGTTAGACCCCACTACGTCGGTATTGTTTTTTCTCAGCCACACAGAGGCAATCTTGTCCGCCGCGTTTACATTCTGGTACTGCACCCGAAACTGCAGGTTGTAGATACCTGCGGTAGTGACCACTAACTCAGATTGGATTGTCCCGGTAATGGTCAGGCTGGTTCTTTCTTGCGATATGCTGACAACGTACGCCCCAACCCCGCCAGCCGCGCCAGAGGTTTGGGAAACAACCTTAGTTCCCGCTGAAATAGCCCCACCAGTCAGGGTCATGCCTAGGTAAATAACGCCAGAAGTGACAGTTGCCACTGTCAAAACCGTTCCCGCACCCGGAGGGGTGCCGTCGTCAATTGTCCCTGTAAACACCGCTGTATGGGAGCCAAGACTTACATAGTTACTAAGATCGGTGGTGTCAAAACGTATTACTTGGGCTGTGTTAGCGGGGGCGGTCTGGGTGGTGGTGTCTTGAAACGACCCAAACGGGAACCGGATATAGGAACCCCCCGGATCGTTGCTCAAAAAGGTCTGGAGCGTGTTGTCTAGCTGGTTGAAGTAAATCCGCAGGGCGTTGGTAAACTGATCCTGATACTGACGGCTGTACTCCTCCTGACCAATTGGAAGGTTTGGGGATTTTGGCGGGAGCAGCGTGTTTACCGGGATAGCCATTTATCTGCGACCATCAGGGCGGATGTCTATTCTAGGGGTTCCAAGCTGCCAATTCACCCCAAGCCCAGTTGAGGAGATTTTAAATGCCATCTGCCGTCCACGAAGCCGGGTGTAAACCTGCCCGGTGTATGCCTCAATCGTGTAGTACCTAGAACCTGTAACCGGATCAAAGTTGTCCGCGCTAACAACTGTTTCAGCAGTATTCAGGGTATAGGGGGTGCCGGAGTTCTGACGGGGTTGGAGTTGCATGAAAAGCTGTGGATCGTCCACGGTAGACCCGGCAAACGTCACATCTGGCAGCATCCTCCAGACAAAAGCAAAGTGATCCCCATCGCCAATATCAAAGTCTGAAGAGGTGATGTACGCCTCAATCGGAAAGGCAACCGGCAATACCGCGTCATCTACACCCTTTTCATGAAATATTGTTTGGTTCGGGATGTAGTTTGGCGCTGGAGTGTACTGGGTATGGGTAGCGGCAGTTGTGTTAAACGCTCCACGGGTGCAGCCGGTCAGAGTAACCCCAGAGTTACCCGTATAGGTAATGACTTCTGAGTCAATCTGAATGCTGCCAGTCTCCGGGTAGGTGGTGCTATCTATCAGTGTGACTGAGGTATCTACCGCAGTAAGCACCTCGTTTAAATAGCTGCTCTGGGTGCTAAAAGATGCCATAGGAAAGGAGCGCAAAGAGCTATCAAGCCAAGCCGTCCGGTTCATGGAGCCGTAGTACCAGAGCCTTTCCACATAGTTGTAGATGACGTAGCTGTCGTTTACATCGCTATCGTATGAGGGGTAGTGCCACCAGACTTCACTGAACCCCTCGTTTGATCCACAAACAATCTGATACGACTGAGACTGGTTAAGGTTTGCAAAGACAAACTGCCGCAAGGTACATGGGTTTGTGGAAACAGTACCTGAGTATGTGTAGAACTTATCCAGCCCCATCCAGTAGGTAACGTTGTTTACCGTGATTGCCGCATGGGGGGAAATAATGGAAAGGTTGCTCTCAATCAGGTTAAAACCCCAGACATAGGGTGGCCCAAGATACTGCATGACAAAAAGCGCCGTATCCGTAAATATCAGGTTCTCTTGGCGTCCATGCAACGCGGTAACGATGGTTGAGCCGTTTGATAGCCGTAGTTCACCAGCTTGGTTGGAGGCACTAGGCACCCAATCGTAGGGGTTTTCCTGATCCGGCCAACGAACCAACATTGGGTCAAACGTCGTAGGAGCCGATCCTTCATTTGGATCGTAGGGGTTAGACCCCATTGCAATAGCAAACCTTTGAAGCGGGGATACGAAGACCTGTAGCGTTGCGGTTGGGACAAAAGTACCAGAAGAATACCCAGCGGCGGAGGCTAGGCTTTTTAAAGTTACACATTTTGCATACGTTGCAGTATCTTTTGCCCAGTAATAAATAACACTTCCACGGGGAGCAGCAAGCATGTCCTGCCCAAAGTTATCCAGCGACCATAGGCGCAGTTGCAGTCCCACCCCAACATCTGATGGAGAACCCCAAGTCCCGCGACTCCAAACCCCGGCACCCCAGCCAACCCCTTGCGTGTAAACAGCACCGCCAGCACTGATGTCATAGACTGCAACAACAGAACCACCACCACCGGACGTTGTAGAGGTTGCTGCGGTGGTGTTTATGATGGTGTAGGTATTGGCATCAATAGCCGTGATGATTTCGTAGGCACCAACAATCGTTATGCCGCCAGCCGCAGTAGCCCCGGAGAACGTCACATAAGTACCCGCAGACACCCCAAACGCTGTGTCTGTAACCGTGACCAGCTTGCTGCCAGAAACCATTGCAAATGGGTTGTTGTTGATCGTGCTAGTACTAAACTGTGGGGTTACGTCGTAATAGTCCCCACCGTTCTCAACGTAGAGCTTCTGGTTAGTTCCAACACCGTTTAGATTACTACCATCCAACGCAGTCCAGTTCCACATGGTTCTGGCAACACCTTTGTAGGTGTAAAGATTGGGGTTAGAAATGCTCTGCCAGCCACCTAGCTTTTCCGGGTAGCCAGAGCGAAACCGTATCTTGTCGCACTGGTAGAACCCACCTTCGTTTGCGTAGTTGGTTGATTCCCTGTTGACGCCCGGTCTGTATTGGAGTTTTTGCAGCATAGTTACTTATCCAAAAGGTCTAGTACCTGATTTATCAATGACCAACGCTATCTGACGCGGTTGCAAGTTAGGAAAGCTGGGGATACTAAGATGTGTCCATCTGTCGAACTCACGAATAACCTGATCATAGGCTAACCCTGACGCCATTACAGCCCTAACAACATCATTTGGGGTCATCCCTGGTACTCTGATGTCAGCAGCACAACCAAGCCTGTGTTGGCTCGTATCCTTGCTTCCTACGGCGTCGTTTACGGCTTTGCTGCGAAAGGCAGAGTTGACCATGATCGGACGCCCCCCTAGCCTGTCTTTGACACGTTCCAAAAACTTAGCCAACCGCCGCAGATTCTCAATCTCACCCGCATTGGGGGTGTTGTCCAGCGTCCGGTGGTCTGTGACGGTTAGCTCTGCAAGGGTGAAATG